TGGGGCCGAAGCCCCTGGGTGTTAGGCTGCAAGGCGAATCGCTTGACTCAGGTTCTCGCACCATGTCCCGGCGCTGTAGTCGCTCATCACATCATCTTGATCGTTTACAGATCGAACCCGGATGCAAATGATTTTGCCGTCTTGCTGGTAAAATTCAATGACGTTACGCCCAGTCTTGGCGCTGTAACGATTGCCGTCTTGCATGACCGAAAACCCGGCTTTGTTCAGCTTCTTGATTGCGTTGGTTGCTTGCATGATCGTCTCCTTGTTTGGTTGCTGGGGCCGGAGCCCCTGGCGTGGTTTACGCTGCTTTGACTTCTACAGTGTTGCCGCCGAATTCCTCGGCTTGCTCGACCATTGCGGCCCAGCTCTGATAGCCAGCGTCTTGAGCAAATATCTCTTGCGCATCTTCTTGTGAGCCGGCTTCGTAGTCGCCAAAATCGAGACCGTTTGCGCTGAATTTGAATGTGTTCATGATGTTCCTTTGATGGGGCCGAAGCCCTTGGGTGTTAGGCTGAAGTGACTTCAAACGTAGCCAGTTGATAACCGCGACGTGGCTCAAGTTTGAATTGATAAGCACAGGACTTGCGCATGAGTTGGTTTAACTCCACACGGTCACGAAAAGCCCCTGCACCGACCTTTGCCTTAATGCCTGTGCCGCTTTGTTCAGACATCTTGAGCAGCTTCGAGAATTTGCCGTCATCGGATAGAGCCGTAAATCCAACGATGTCGCCGAAGCCTGTGAAAAACTGCTCGCTCAGATCTTTAAGCGTAAAGGTGATTTTCATGATATTCCTTAGTTGGTTGCTGCGAGGTCCGGTAATTCGTGTTCCGCAGTGATTCCAATGTAAACGATTTTTTTGCGCTTGTGTGTAGGTAGAAACACTTAGATGCCATCTTTTTGCGTGCATTGTTCACAAAATGATACGATCGGGTCAACAAACGATCGGGTTGCAAAATGGGCGTGAAATACAGCAAAGAGGATAAAGAGCGCATTTCTACAGAAGTGCTTAAAGAAATGCGCAACGGCTTGAGCGCGTTTAAAGCGTGCAAAGCTGCCGGAGTTCCGCAGAGTACTTTTTCAAGATGGGTTGACGAAGACGCGCAGCTTGCGGAAAACTACGCACGCGCGCGCGAGGATCTGATTGAGCGAATGGCGCAAGAGGTCTTAGAGCTGAGTGATTCAGACGTCGGACTTCTGCCGGACGGTAAAAAGGATTGGGCAGCAGTGCAAAAGCACAGACTGCAAGTGGACACGAGGAAATGGCTGCTTTCTAAGCTGGCTCCGAAGAAGTACGGCGATAAGCTGGAGCTGTCTGGAGATGCAGCTAACCCGCTTGTGACTCGCATTGAGCGCGTTATTGTCAAGAATGGCTAAAACGCTTCAACTACAAACACCCGAATGGGCCTTGCCCCTGCTCAACCCCTCGCGCTACAAAGGCGCATGGGGTGGACGAGGCTCCGGCAAGTCACACATGTTTGCCGAGCTGATGATTGAGGCGCACATCATTGACCAGAAGCGGCGAAGCGTTTGCGTTCGTGAGATTCAGAAGTCTCTAAGCCAGTCAGTTAAGCGGCTGCTAGAGAACAAAATTGAGGCTATGAATGCTGGCGCTTACTTCGAGGTGCAAGAGGCTTGCATCAAGTCAAAGAAGGGCGACGGCTTGATCATCTTCCAAGGTATGCAGAATCACACCGCTGACAGCATCAAGTCGCTGGAGGGCTACGACTGCGCCTGGGTCGAAGAAGCCCAGTCCCTGAGCCAGACTAGCCTTGACCTGCTGCGCCCTACGATCCGCAAGCCAAACTCTGAGCTGTGGTTCACTTGGAACCCACGCCAAGCCGCTGACCCAGTTGATCATTTACTGCGCGGTCCGACTCCGCCCAAAGATGCAACGGTCCTAAAGGTTAACTTTAACAACAACCCATGGCTTCCTGACGTCCTGCGCGACGAAATGGAGTACGACAAGCGCCGCGATCCAGACAAGTATCAGCATGTCTGGATGGGCAGCTATCTCACTAACAGCAATACCCGCGTCTTCAAAAACTGGAAGGTTGAAGAGTTCGACGCACCACGCGACGCTATCCACCGCCTAGGCGCTGACTGGGGCTTTGCCGTTGACCCGACCACGCTGGTGCGCTGCCATATCATCGGGCGCACGCTATACATTGATTACGAGGCGTACATGGTGGGCTGCGAGATTGTGAACACTCCGGATTTATTCATGACTGTGCCCGAGTCAGAGAAGTGGCCAATCGTGGCCGACTCAGCCAGACCTGAAACTATTAGCCACATGAAGAAGAATGGCTTTCCAAAGATCATGACGGCAGTCAAAGGGCCTCGATCAGTTGAGGAAGGTATCGAGTTTCTGAAGAATTACGATATCGTGGTTCATCCTCGGTGCATCCACACAATTGATGAACTCACCCTTTACAGTTACAAAACAGACCAGCTCACAGGCAAGATCCTGCCTGTGCTTGAAGACAAGAAGAACCACGTTATTGACGCGCTTAGATATGCTTGCGAAGCCGTGCGCAGGTCTAACACAATAAAGCCTAAAATGTTCGTACCGTTGCCCACAATAAACAAGTGGTAGACAATCAGACAAAACAAAGGGTTTCCATGTCTAGGCTTTCAAACAGTCAGAAATTATCGAATCTTCACGCAGAAGCGATGGCGCAGTTTGACGAGGTGCAAAGTGCACTGCGCGATGAACGGCTTCAGTGCCTGCAAGACCGCAGGTTCTATTCCATTTGTGGCGCACAGTGGGAAGGCCCGCTCGAGGATCAATTCGAGAATAAGCCAAAATTTGAAGTAAACAAGATTCACTTGTCTGTCATCAGGATCATCAACGAATACCGCAACAACCGGATCACTGTCGACTTCGTTTCTAAAGATGGCAAAGCAGACGACCGCCTTGCGGATGTTTGTGACGGCCTGTACCGGGCCGATGAGCAAGACTCAGTAGCTACCGAGTCCTACGACAACGCCTTCGAGGAAGCTGTGGGCGGAGGATTTGGAGCCTGGCGCATTCGTACAGCATACGAAGACGAAGAAGACGCCGAGGATGAGCGCCAGCGTATTCGTATCGAACCAATCTTTGACGCTGATAGCTCCGTGTTCTTTGACCTCGGCGCGAAACGTCAAGACAAGTCAGACGCAAAGTTCTGCTTTGTTGTCACTAGCATGACGCGCCAAACATACAAAGATACTTGGGGCGATGATCCTACTAATTGGCCAAAGATCATCCATCAGTATGAGTTTGACTGGTGCACGCCCGACGTTGTGTACGTTGCCGAGTACTACAAAGTAGAGGAGAAGTCTGAGACTATTCGCATATTCCAGACTATTGCAGGCGAGGAAGAGCGATATAGGCAATCAGACTTTGAGAATGATGAAACCCTAGAGGAAACTTTGCTAGCTGTTGGCAGCAAAGAAGTTCGGCAGAAGAAGATCAAGAGCAAGCGCATTCGCAAGTACATTATGTCGGGCGGTCAAGTACTTGAAGACGCTGGATATATCGCAGGAAAATGCATCCCCATCGTGCCGGTGTACGGTAAACGCTGGTTCGTGGACAACGTCGAGCGTTGCATGGGTCACGTTCGCTTGGCGAAGGATGCCCAGCGGCTCAAGAACATGCAGCTCTCTAAGCTGGGTGAGATAAGCGCACTATCTTCTGTTGAGAAGCCCATCCTTAGCCCCGAGCAAGTTGCAGGTCACCAAATGATGTGGGCCGAGGATAATATCAAAGATTACCCATATCTATTGATTAACCCAGTTACTGACCAAAACGGCAATATGTCGCTCAGTGGGCCAGTCGCATACACAAAGAGCGCACAGATTCCACCAGCCATGGCCGCACTGTTGCAGATCACAGAAACGGACATGCAAGACATCCTCGGCAACCCCCAGGGCGCTGACAAAATGGTTAGCGGTGTATCTGGCAAAGCCGTTGAAATGATTCAACAGCGTGTGGATATGCAGACGTTTATCTACATGAGCAACTTTGCCAAAGGCATGAAACGCTGCGGTGAGATTTGGCTATCAATGGCGAAAGACATCTACACCGAAAACAAACGAAGCATGAAGGTGGTTTCAGAGGTTGGCGATACTGATTCAGTTGAGCTTATGAAGCCGATGATTGATTCAGAGACTGGCGCGGTCGTCGTTGAAAACGATATTACCTCGGCTGCATTTGACGTTGCTGTGGACGTCGGCCCATCCAGCTCGAGCAAGAAGGCTGCAACCGTCAGGGCACTGACTGGCATGCTCCAAATCACGCAAGACCCCGACACGATGCAGGTTCTTGGGGCCATGGCGATGATGAACATGGAAGGCGAAGGCATTGCCGACGCGAACAAATACTTCCGCAAGAAGCTGCTCCGCATGGGCGTTGTTGAGCCTACGGACAAAGAATCTAAAGAACTCATGGCCGAGATGCAAAACGCTCCACAAGATCCAAACTCTATGTATCTGCAAGCGGCGGCAGAAGAAGCCACGGCAAAAGCAGCCAAAGCAAGGGCCGACACTGTTGAGACAATTGCATCGGCTGAACTCAAGAATGCTCAGACTGTTGAAACCATGAGTAAGACAGATCTTGCAAATGCCGAGGCCGTGCAGAAGCTGATGGGTAGCTTAAATACACAGCAGCCCATGGAATAATGTATTATGAAGTAACGGCAACCACCCAGCCGCTCAATGGGTGAGTTTGATAGGGTCTGATGATGAACAAAATGGCAGTCGGAGAAGAGGATAAGTTTGAAGACGAATCTTTTGTAGATGAGGCTTCTGAGCAAGAAGAAAACATTGACGAAGGCGACTCCGTTAATGATGAATCCAACTCAGATGAATCAGAATCAAAAGATGATGAATCAGATGAAATCATCGTATCTATCGGGGAGGAAGCGCCACCTCCAGAGGAACAATCTCACGCCCCAGAATGGGTTCGCGAGTTGCGTAAGACGAACAGGGAATTGCAAAGACAGAATCGAGAGCTTCACAGCAAGTTGCAAACCACAGCGCAGACTGAGACCAAGCCAGTCACGCTGGGAGCAAAGCCTAAGCTAGAAGATCACGATTATGACGTGGATCAATTTGAGTCTGCTTTAGCAAACTGGTTTGACAAAAAGCGTCAAGTGGAGGATGTAGTAGCAAAGCAAGAAGCTGAAGTTGTAAATCAGCAGAAAGCATGGCAATCTAAACTTGATGGCTACAGCAAAGCAAAAGCAGAGTTAAAGGTCAAGAACTTTGAAGACGCTGAACTTGTTGCTCAAGAATTTCTGAGCGTTACCCAGCAAGGGATCGTTCTCCAAGGTGCAGATAACCCAGCCCTCATCGTCTACGCACTCGGAAAAAACTCAAAGAAGGCAAAAGAGCTGTCCGAAATCACAGACCCCGTAGAGTTCGCTTTTGCGGTTGCAAAACTGGAGAAAGATTTGAAAGTTACCAGCCGTAAATCCGCACCACCACCTGAGCGTGTTGTATCTGGAACCGGACGTTCTTCCGGTGCAGTTGACTCAACACTTGAACGACTGCGAGAAGAAGCAGCGCGTACTGGCAACATGACGAAAGTCATTCAGTACAAAAAGCAGAAACAAGCGGCATCTAAATAATTTACTTTTCACTTTGGAATATTAATCATGGCTAATGCATTCAGTAAAGAAGAGCGCGTTGCGTTTGAAGACATCCTTGAAGGCTTTCAAGACGCACTCGTTTTGAGCAAAAACGTCGCGGTGTACAACACCGATCAGACGATGATGGAGCGCACCAACAACGTTATCTGGCGTCCCCAGCCTTATATCGCTACCAGCTACAACGGTACCGATATGACATCCAATTTCGGCGACAACACCCAGCTGGCCGTGCCTGCAACCATTGGTTTCAGCAAGTCTGTACCTTGGGTTATGACATCGACCGAGCTGCGTGATAGTCTGCAAGAAGGTCGTTTGGGCGATGCTGCCAAACGAAAGCTGGCCAGCGATATCAACGTTGCAATCATGAACGTGGCCGCAAACCAAGGTACCTTGTTTGTCAAGCGCACCTCGACGGCTTCTGGTTTTGATGACGTCGCCCAGTGCGAAGCCATCATGAACGAGCAAGGCGTGCCTTCTTATGAGCGTTATTTGGCTCTGTCTACCCGTGACTATAACGGCATGGCCAATGATCTTTCTAAGGCTTCGCGCTCTTTCGGCAACGAGATCAGCGACAAGGCTTTGCGCAAAGCGTTTGTGGGTGAGATGGCTTCCTTCTCTACCTACAAGTTTGACAACTCCAATCGCAAGGCTGCTGCTGCTGGTGGCGGTGCTCTGACGACCAGCACGCTGACTGCTGCCGCTCGTTACTACACCCCAAGCGCCACGTCTACCGCTGGCACTGGTGAAGTGGCTAACGTTGATAACCGCTATCAAACCTTGACCGTTTCTAGCACCACTAACGTAGCCGCTGGCGATGCGTTCACGATTGCTGGCGTTAACGCTGTGCATCACATCACCAAGGGCGACAC